GTATGGTCGCCCGTTCGCCGCCAATGCTGGTGATCACACCAAAGGTGCGCGTGCCTTGGTAGTTCCAGCTAACACGGTCGCCGCGTTTCACTTTTTCTTGCCTCCTTTCTTAGGCATGGGCTTTTGAGGCTTGGCTGGTCCGGTGTACTTAGGCATGGCCTTAGCGCTTGGGTTTACGTTTGCGGCTTTTGCCGGCTTTTGCGTACGCGATGGCTGCCGCTTGGGCTGGCGTTTTGCCGGCCTTGATCTCGCGGCGGATGTTCTCCGAGATGACCTCCTGAGACTTACCGCGCTTTAACGGCACCGTATCGAGCCCGCAACTGATCCAAGGTTAGCTCTGACCCATCGTCGCGGACCAGCTTGGCGAGTGCGTTTTGCGGTCCATACTTTTCAGACAGCTTGCGAAAATAAGGGACTTTGCCCGCGCCAAGCGCGGTTGCTTGGCGAGCTAGTAGATCGGCGTCCGTTTCTCCTGGCCGCTTTGCCTTTAGCCATTCTCCGTAACTAACGTTTGCCGGCACCATGCCGCCTGCTGCAGCGCGTTTACTCGGCGGCGGCGGGGCAAAGCCTAAGGCGTCATAATCGATCACCGGAACGGTCGTGCTGCGACAGTTGAAGTGCTGCGGCGGCGTTGGACCCTTGCCGTATTCAAACTCTTGGCCATCCAGCGCCCGGCAGATCGCGCTGGTGCGGGTGTCAAGCGTAGCGACGTACCGATAACGCGGTGTGATGTCCTGGTTCGCCTCGTACACCTGCTGGCTGGCGGTATTGGCCACTTGATTGATGCTCGTGCGAACGAGGGCGATGACTTGATTGTCGGCTACGGCTGTTGCCTGCCCGCCTGCGGCGATAAGCTGCTTGACGGTTTTGGCCTCCTCGCCAAACTGCAGGCTGCCGATCAGCCGCTTAGCAATAGCAGGAGTCGGCTCGCCGGTCAGCAGTCCTTGGCGGACGACCTGCGAGAACCGCTCGGCTTGATCAACGGCAATGCCACGGAACGCCTTGCTGACCACCTCGCCATTGGGCAACGTGATCGTGGCACCTTGGGCAGCGGTCAGGCTGAAAGTTGCCGGTGCGCCCTGCACTGCGGCGAACAGGTCATCACTAAGCGCCACCACGTTGATTTGGGTTGGGTCAGTTGTGACCACCGACTGCGCAAACTGCGGGCTGATCTCCACGGTGCGTACTGCATCACGGGCACCAGCAGGCAATGCACGTTGCAACTGATCGGCCACAAACTCAGACTGCAACTGCGCGATGCCCTGCAGCTCGGTTGCGGTTATTTCGGTTGCGTCACCAGCCCAGGTTGCAAGGCTGTCCTTTAGCTGCGCAAGGATCGCCCGCAGTCTGGCAGCCTTGACCGGAGCGGCTAGCTCATCAATAGTGCGGAGCTGATTGACCGCATCAATGATGATGTCGTTGTAAGCATTGATGATGCGCCGGCCAACGCTATTGCTAAACCTGTTTAGGTCAATGGCGTTGCGGTATAGCGATTCTGGTGTTGACATTAGATGATGCCTAGCTGATCGGGGCGATACTGCGACCTGATGCTTACATCAGCACCACGGGCAAGGGCGCCGTTAACCGCTGCTGCAAAGGCCTCATAGCCATTTTGGCCGTCCTCGTACAGCACCACTTGGTCTACCTCATCAGCCTTGCCGCCTTTGTAATACTTCATGCGCACAATGGCCAGGATGTTATCCGGCAGCTCGCACATGGTGTAATCAATTTCAGGCTTCCTCGGTTTCTTCGGCTCCACCCAGATCATCACTGCTATCAACCAGTCTGTCAGGACGTCCAGCATCCGATAGGTCAAGCCCCGCATTGGATGTGGCCTCCAGCTCCTCGTCCACATCAAAGTTATCGCCCAACACGTCGCCTTCGGCAAGCTCGCGGAGCAATGTCTCCTGCGAGATGGTGCCAGCGGTGTACAGCGACAGCAGCGCGGCGATGTCCTGCGGTTCAAGGCGTGCGCCGAGGAAGTCACGGTTGACGTAGGCGCTGCCGGCGGCAGTGGCATTGCCGAGGTACTGCGCGTGAAACTGCAGGCAGTTGTCGATCATGTCCTGCATGTTTTGCGCAATCACCATCATGGTGCTGTCGCCTTGGCTGCGGTCAATGCGCTTTGCCTCAGCGGTCTCGGCGCTCAGCTTCTGACCTAGCACTGCGGACAGGCCAAGCTCATTGATCTGCAACGCAAGCTGCTCAAGCCGGCGGAACTGCGCCTCGAAGCTGCGGCCTGCTGGTTCGATGTACTCAGCGCGGCCTTCAGCAGGAAATGCAATCGCCTCGCCGGGTCCGGCTGATACCTCCTCAGCGCTTGACGGGAAGCCGAACAGCGCAAGCATGGGCACCGCTGAGACATGGAGGATATTGTCGAGGTCTGACTGGATCTGATAGGTCTTTAGGTTCAGCTCTGCGATGTCTTCCAGCGGCGGGCGCGACTCCATAAAACCATGCCGCTGCGCGTAGGCAATGCTGAACGGGATTTGGCTAAGGCTGGTGCGGCCTTCATCGACAACGGTGAACTCACCGCTGTCCTGTTTGCGGTGAATGCGGTACTCACCAGGCGTCAGCACACGAACCTGCTCGACGGCTTTCTCGCCAAACTCGCCATCTGGCACTGTGACCACTTCCGATAGCCGCAGTTGGGTGAGCACTTGCTTGCCCTCTTGCGTTTCGGTGCGCCAGCCAAGGATCTGCCGGGGCGTGTATGTCACCCAATAGGGTCGACCCCCATTAGCCGGTGCATCCACCAATGTACCAATGTGGCCATAACGGACCATTTTGCGGGCTGCTTCATAAGTCCAGACGTTGAGGTCATTGCCTTGCAGGTCTACATCAAACAGTTGCTCGCGGATGATGTCAGCGGTGTCATCCAACCGCACTGGCTTGCGGGTCAGCATGCCGGCCAACATGCGCTCTAGGCGGATGTAATACGGCGGGCAGACGCTACGGGCTAGGCGGTTGTCGTAGGACTCGTCTAGCTCGCGTGGTTCTTGCGGCAGATAACGGCGATGCTTCTTGCGCATGCCGTAGGTGCCCTGCAGCAGATCCTCGATCAGGATCCAGTGTGGCTCTTGCGCGTACCAGCTTGTATTAGGGTCATTGACCTTCGATACGGTGCGCTGCGCTAGCGGCCGGTCGTAGAAGTTGTACCCGCTATACACGACCGCTAACTGCTGACAATGGTGTCAGTTTACGGCTTCAGCCCCTGATGGCAGGCCGGGTGGTTGTGATGCGCCTGCGCGGCCTGGTCACGGCCGACGCTGATGCCAACGCCGTACATCATGAACAGCAGCGTCAGGGCTGCGAAGCGATTGAGCCAGGGGTTGGTGGTCATGGTTGAAATGGTAGTGGGCGGCCGGCTGGCCGTGAGCAAAAGATACCAGCGTTTGCCGCCGTGGTCAACCCTAGTAGAGCCGAATGCCCGTACTCCGGCCAGCGCCAGCGTGTAGCGGGTTGAACTCACGCCACACCAGGTAGCCGAGCGCGTCGTTCATGTGGTCAAAGCCCGCGTCCTTGTCCGGCTCGCCCTTGTCGGTGTAGCACTGCAGCTCTAAGCATTCGATGACCCGCTTGCAAGTTTCTGACACCTGCAACCTGACCTGCCCTTTGCCGTTTTCCAGCAAAGCCTGAACAGCAGCCACCCGATCACGAACGGGAGGATTTGCTCGCGGCGACTGGTTGGACATGCCATAGCTCTCAAGGATCTGCACATCGGTCTGGCTTGCGTTGGTGCTGCGGTTGCCGCCGCTGGCATCTGGGTAGGCGTACATCCGCCTATCGGGGTAACGCCTGACCACTTCCTGCGCCAGCGCGTCGGTGTCGTGGGCGCCGCTGATCTCATCAATCACCAGCAGGCTGCTGCCAAGCCTGATAGCAATCACCGCCGACATGTTGCCAACGTTGAAGTCAACGCCAACCCTTAGCGGCTCGCGGTCAGTATCCGGCAGCTCGCTGACCACATGCTTAGCGCGGTCGAAACGGTCATAAACCTGGCCAGTTGTCAGGTTGACAAACTCTCCGTCTAGGTACGCCCGCAGCAGGCTTGGGTCGTAGTTGGCTTCCAGCCGCTCGATGAAATCCGGTGGCAGGTGCGGGTTGTCAACGGTGCGCATCTTAATCAGATGCCGGTCAGGCCTTGCTTTGGCCTCGTCACTGCCGAAGGTGTTCCACATCCACCGGAAGCCTTCAGGCGTCGATGCCGCGCCAAACTGCCGGACATTGCCGCTGCGGAGTCGGCCAAGGATTTTTGGGAATGCCTTGTTGGCAATGCTCGGCGTCACGGTGTCGATCTCATCAGCCAGCACCCATGCAAGGTTCAAACCGATGATGCGGCTCCAGTTCTCAAAGCTGCGGCACAGGATTTTGGTGTCACCGCCTGGAAGGTGCAACATGTACTCAGGCAACGGGCTAGCCCTGAACGTGTACGGGATGTCGTACGCCTCTAGAAACGCCTCGAAGTCCGTCTGCCAGATGTCCCGGATCAGCGGTCCGGTCGGCTCCATGACGCAGCCAATAAAGCCCTGATTAACCGCTGCCAGCATCACGGCCTTAGCACACAGTGCCCTGGTCTTGCCAGCGCCATACCCCGCACTAATGCCAAGGATCTGCGTAGCGGTGTCATCCACAAACGCAAGCTGCCCAGGGTGCAGGTCAGCACGGATGCGGGCAACTAAGTCACCCGTATCCTCTGGCGTCTGCTGCTGCATGAATGCAAGCAGCGGCACTGGTTCGCAGATGCCGCTGACAATGCTCATAGAACCCTGCGGACAACTGTCTTAACGCTGCCATCAGGCTGAATAGCAATCCTGTGTAGGATGCGCGGCTCGTCACCTTTTGGCTTAAGCAGCCGACCAACGGCTGTAACAGTAGGTTTCATTCTTCTTCAGCGTTGAACAGTGATTCCATCAACTCAGCCTTAGCGATCTCTAAACAGCCGATCAGCTCAACGGCTGTCAGCTCAGAGTCGTTCATGGCTTGAGCGACTGCAGCAAGAAAGTCTTCCATGGTGTGACGTGGTGTCGGCTGGAGCTTAGCGCATTCCACGAGGTAAGCGGAAGCCCCGCGTACGCTTTCCAGCTTTTCCTTGATTTTGTAAAACTTTTTCCGCCGTTGCTTTTGGACTTTTATAAAACTCAAGGGCTCTGGCTGCAGTGCGTGCTTTTTTGGTTCCCTTTAAAGGGTTCATAGTCCGACGACCAAACTTGTCCCTTGCAGTACCAGCAGCTTTGTTTGCTAGCGCCTTACCAGAGCGTTGAGCTGCTTTCGATGGAGCGGCGAGGCGAGAAGCCATCGGCTTGAATGCGGGAGACCTGCGAGCGCTACTCAAAAAACCAACAGTGGCATCAGAAATTTCTGGGCGGCGGGCACCTTGATAAGTAGCAAGTGCCTTTGCGCGAGTCCTCGCTGTTTGACGCCCTTTCCTGCCTTGATTATTTGAAGGCAATGCGCCAGCCCTGCTAACTCGTCGAACAAATGCAGCTTTGCGATTGACAGTATTTCTAACATCTTTGCTCTTGCTAATTGCGCTAGACATAGGCGCTCTAGAGGCTTTCAATAACTTGTCTTTAGCTTGAACTGGAAACTGCGCTCTAACCTCTCTTCTTTGTTGTAGCTTTGATGCAGTAAGATTGCTCGCTTTGTTAAGCTCTTTAGTTATGGCTTCTTTTTGCGCTTGTGTTTTGTTTCCTGAAAACAAAGATGCTCTAATTCTATTTTCACGATTGTAAGCCTTATTAAAATCTTGCTTTGCACGACGATCAGCTTTCTTTGCAGGATTTAAGCGTCCTCCAAGTTTTGTTGTCGTTGCAGCAGGTTTATTGGCAGTATTCGCTTTGATCGCCCTTGGCTTCAAGCCACGGGGCTTACCGATGGTGCCTTTAGGTGCAGCTGATGCCTGCATGGTCTGCGTAGCACGCTTTTTGCCACTGGCAGTCTTGAGCCGGCCGCCACGAGCAGTAGCGCCTGCGCCCTTTGGAGCGAACCTACCTCGGTTGTCTCGTGCGTAACGGCGTGCCATGGCTAACCCTGCGATATAAGCAGATTAACTAGCTCATCTCAAACCGCAGCAGCCGGGCTTGCTTGTCCAGTGCAATTAGCGCGGTATTGAGCTGATCTTTCTCAGCAGCGCGGCGCTCGTATTCCATCGCTCGTGCAATGGCAGCTTCTAGCCACTGCGACCGCTCCAGCTTGGCATCAGCAGACAGCAACTCACGAGCGCGGGCAATGTAAGAATCAACTTGACGATCACCTATCCCCCAGTTTTCCGCAGCAAATTGAATGATTTGCTTTCTACTATGAGCGCGCAAGAGCAAGTCATAGACAGCATTTGTGCGCTGTTCTGACTCTGTATTGTTGCACTTGTGCGCCATTGTATTACTCCCGGATTTGAATCGGCATGATGAGATACGTCTGCTCTGTCATGCTAGTCGGCCTCAGCACGACTGGCGTTGTTGCACTATTGGCCGACATTGTAACAGTCTCCGCTTGCCGCATGGCTTTGAGCCCATCAAGCAGGTAATGCACGTTGAACGCCCATGCGCCGGTTGCTGTGCCTTCGTAGGTGATCAGCTCCTTGCCATTGTTGGCATCAGCCTCGGCGGTGATGACCACATAGCCATCGACTGCAGTGAGCTTAACCACGGAGTTGTGCGCCTCTGCGATCAGCGCGACACGCTCTAGGCACCGGGCAAAGCGGTGCCTGTCGAGGGTGATGGTGTGCTCAAAGCTGGCGGGCACCAGCGCCGCCACGTCGGGGTATTTGCCATCAAGGATGCGGCTGTAGATGGTGATGCCATCACCGGCATCGATGACGGCCTGACCGGCTGCTGCTGCCACGGTGACGGTGCGATCTTGCAGCAGCTTCATGGTGCTGGCTGGCAGCACCAGGTCAATGCCATCCGGCAGCGCTACGGGAATGCGCATGAGCCGGTGGCCGTCAGTGGCCTCCATGTAACCGGCTGCCATGTGAATGCCGGAGAGCATGGCCTTGCTGATGTCTGTACTGCAACACGGCAGGCAGGCACGTACACCGTCGGATGGCGATAGCTCAGCGCCAGGTGCCTCTACAACCGGCATTGCGGGGTAATCCTCAGCATCCATCGCTGCAAGGCCGTAGGACGCCCCACAAGCGCTCAGGAGCCCATCTGACAGGGTGAG